ATAATAATGGACCCACTGGCAATTGCAGCTGTGGTCGGTCTTGTGTTTGCCGGAAAGCGACTTGCAGATGGGCGCAGTGAAAGCCCAGAGTCAGGTCGTAAACCTCTCCCTGCAACCACGAAACCTCTTACTCGCCGGGATATAGATTTGATGGGGAATAGCCGTAATCATTCCAAGGATTATACCGACTTTATGAACACGACCCCCGACGTCGGTCGCCGTGTCGGAGACTGGCGTCTTCAGCCCAAGGAGGCTGTTCCAAATCTTCAGGATATGACCCAAACGAATGGTCGGTTTCCATTTGGTCAGCCCGTTTATGACATGTACAACCGCCAGTACGTCACGAACAAAATGAACAATGTGAACCCACTTGAGTCTCCCAATACAGTGGGACCAGGTCTGGGTGTTGGACCTAACGTTAAAGCGGCTGGTGGTTTCCACGACTACTTCCGCGCTCTTCCAAACAACATTAATGAGGAGAAACTTACAACAATCGAGGGTCGCCCAGGACCACCCAGCGCCGTCGTGCCAAGTGGTGGTGCCGGTGGGATGGGCGAGATTACACACAACGCTTCGCAGTCAAAGACGGTGTACCGCGCACCAGGTGCTTTTGGAGGTGGCGGCGCCCAGGGTGCTATGGTTGCCCCAGAAGGGCGCCCTGATAATCTCAAGACCCGTAAAACGACTCGGCGTCAAGAGACCGGGCTTCGCACAGACACTCTTTCCGAGGGTCCCCCAAGCTATTTCGTGCAACAGCCATACGCCGGAGGTAAAACTTCTTATACTGACAAGACACTTACTCGCACAAGTGGAGATCGTTCCAAGCCAGACCGTGCAGGAAACGGCGGTCGTATGAACGTTCGCAACGATCCAGTGAACCAGGTGGGCGCAGCAACTCAGCTTCGTCCAGAGGCTGAAATTCTCCCAGTGCCATCCATGGGTACAACTGGCTCAAACCAGGGTCGTGGAACTCAGCCACCTCAATATGATGATCCACTCAACGAGCAAAAATCAAACCCCAATCCACGTGCATCTTCGAGCTTTTTGGATATAGCTATTCAGCAGCTTGAAAAGAATCCATTGGCTTATTCATTGGCACGTCCTCCTCCTCAAGTGTCTGCGAAATGTTAAATCCCGTCGCGAAGTCCATTAAAAAAATATAGACAGAAAGTAAATGTCTGGAGGTGTCGTTCAACTCGTAGCAGTCGGACCTCAGGACGCTTGGTTGACAGGCAAGCCTGAGGTATCTTTCTACCGGTCGAATTACAAACGTTATACTCATTACTCAAGCTCTGTGGAGCGCCAGGTTATTCAGGGAGCACCAATTGCCAACGGTATTTCCACTATCCGTTTCGAGAAGAAGGGTGATCTGCTCAGCTACGTGTACCTGACTGCCCGTGACAACAACGGTGCAGGCATCGTTGGTCTGGACTGGTCCAAGGTGATTGACAAGGTGGAGCTTTACATCGGCGGTCAGATTGTGGACACCCATGACTTTGAGTACATGTCCGATATCGAGCCAATTGTGGGTGCTCGCACCTATTCCGAGCGTTACCTGAACTCGACCAGCACCACTCTGAACAACCAGAAGAACTCCTTCTTCCCCCTTAAGTTCTTCTTCTGCAAGGAGTGGTCTGTGGCTCTGCCCCTGATCGGTCTCCAGTTCCACGACGTGGAGCTGCGCATCACCTGGTCTCCCTACCTGACCCAGAACATCACCATCGGTCCTACCAGTTACCCAGTCCTGTCTGTCCCCAACGGATCCATCAATGTTTTCAGCGTGAGCCAGGGAACCTTGGCATTTTCCAACACAGCCAACCTGGTTGTGTCCCAGACCACTGGTCCCCTGTTCCCAGGTATGCTTCTGACATCAGCCACTTCCAACCTGCAGGCGAATGTGGTGGTCATCCAGGGGTTCTCTGCCAATACAACACCCACTCTCACTTCTAATATTGCATTTTCAAACATCATCATCGCCGGTTCCAACACGGGTATTATCAACGCTACTTCCATCTTCAGCACATCTATCGGCGGCGCACTGAGAGCCTATGCCCCAGTGGTTTCCGCTGAGTTATCTGTTGCAATTGCAGCCGGTACCGCACTATCCACCACGAAGGACATCACTTTGACCGAAATTTCAAGCTTCAACGGCACCGGTTCCCTGGCAGTTGGTCAGTACGTGGCAGGTGTGCCATGGGCTGGACCAGTGTTCGTGTCAAGCACATCCAACATTGCAAACAGCAACGTGACCGTGACTTACCCCTCCCAGCGAACTGGACCAGTTCTGGCTGGCACAACCATCGCCTTCTTCACAGGTACTTCAAACACCAACACTTCCTATTCCCAGGTGCAGTACCAGGCATGGTCCAACTTCGTGTATCTGGATCAGTCTGAGCGTGACTTTTTCGCCAAGGAGAAGCAGGATCTGCTGATCACCCAGGTGCAGCGCATCGTCATGGGCACCAACCCCGTCCAGGAGCTGGCACTGGCTCAGCCAGTCAAGTTCATCGCCTTCCCCTGTGTGAACTATAACCAGATTTTCGCTAACGGTGCAGGCTCGGAGACCGCTGCCAACTACCAGCTCAAGACGCAGGTGAACGGCGTGGATGTCGGGGACTCCCGCCACATGTACCACTGGGTGGATCTTCCCCAGTACTACAACACCCCTTGGGGCTACATCCACAACAACGCCACTGCCAACGTGGCAATCATTTCTTACTGCCTGGACACCTCCAAGCTCCAGCCCACAGGCACCCTCAACTTCTCCCGCCTCGACAATTTCCGCCTGGTTGTGCCTTCAACCCTGCCCAACGGCATCCAGGGTCTGGCAAGCACCAGCATCAACTACCCCACCCAGTACCTGTACGCAGTCAACTACAACGTGTTCCGCATCCAGAACGGTCTCGGCTCGCTGCTCTACGCCAACTAAACGCAGATAAACTCTGTTCTAAAATTAGAAAATGCATTGGCTCGTGTGGGCGTTCATTATTTGTATAGTATTTTTGGTAACTTATAATCCACGTACGGGAAGTCTCGAGAAATTTTTTGCTCCACAAGAATTAGTAGAGGACAATGACCAGAGAACGACACAAAGCGATAGCAATCCCAGTATCTCACGTGAATGACATACCTCACTTTCTTGTAGTCCATGACAGGCGCTACAAGGAATGGACCTTCGTAACAGGCGGATGCCGCCGTCGAGAAATTTATAACCCACTTCGATGTGCGGTTCGAGAACTCGAAGAAGAAACCCGTGGTATGATCAATTTAAAACGTGGCTCATATGCCTATTTTAAATTTATCACAAACACACCCGAACCTCGTGACATTGAGGACGGGGTAGATGTTATAAACCATTATCATGTATATGTCTTTGACATGCCCATGACTTCAATAGAGCACAAACACATCGTGAAGCGATTCACAGAAGAAAAGGTGAAAATGGAAGGAAATCAGGTTCCTTTTCGCAAAAATTACGACGAGAATGACGACTGTAGATTCGAAAGTTTAGAAAATATATCTAAACATCAAAACTTGTGGCCCATGATTCGTCAGCACGTTATCAGAAATCCCGAGTTTCTTCAAGCAATAACGGCAACTAATAAGACTCCGTTCAATTTACGTGGTTAAAATATTTTAGATTTAATAGAGATGACGAGAAGTAAAATTGATCTCGCTACACACCTTCTCAAGCTGTGTAACGACACCACGATGAAACCCGAGGACCTTGCAAATGCAATGACTCTCCGTAAGCTTCACTACGAGATTGAAAAGGCGGAGGCTGACCTCGAGGAAATCGAAGAAAAGATTAAAATTGTCAAAGAAACTCCAAAGACAAAGAAACCTAAATCATTTTGGGCATTTTTGACTATGGATTCGGACGAAGAATGAAAGTCTTCTGGTAGCGAAGCTTAGAGTTTTAACTCGTCTTAAACATAATGGACAAATGGAAGGTCCCGCGAGGGTCTGGAACCCATGTTCTCATGGATGGTGGAATTCTCATGGTTCCTCAGGAGGAAACCCAAGAATTTCACCAGGCATATGTTCAGGCAATTAATTTTGGATCAAAATTGTTTGTAGTTGAGCAAAAGACAGATCGATTCAAGTTTTTCGTAGATCTCGATTACAAGGCTCCAGAAAAATTAAGTGATGAAGATCTTCTTCAATTTTGTTCTATAATTCATGAAAGTCTTGGGGGTGACAACATTTCAGAGTGCCTGGTTGCCAAGGCAAGACCTCGCCCAGTCGGGAGTGGCTCGCCTCCAGGCGAGGATGGCAAGGCATCCACTCTCATCAAGTCGGGTGTTCATATACACTGGCCGCGCCTCATTGTCAGTCGGACCGAAGCAATTAATTTAAGATCAAAATTGATTCAAGCTCTGGGTGAAGGACCTTGGGACACTGTCATAGATGCCTCTGTCTATGGAGGTTCAGGACTTAGGATGCTTTGGTCTCATAAGAAACCTGCAGGCGACCCATATATTCCCTGGCGTCAGCTCAACAGTACACGGGAATTTTCAAAGATTCCAAGTGTTGAAATTGTTGAACTGTTTTCAATCAGGACAGATATCGATAATACGGTCTCTCAACAGACTGACATTGAAATTTCAGGAATTGAGGAATATATACAGAAATATCTCACAGGTCAGGAGAAGGCTCGCATCAAGCGCGTTCACAGACACGATCATGACGGATGGTATGTTCAGACGGACTCCAAGTACTGTGAGAATATCAGGCGCGAACACAAGTCGAACCATGCGTGGTTTTCGATACATTCAGGTCGGATTTCGCAACGATGCTTTGACAAGGACACCTGTAATGAGTTTCATGGTCGTGAACATATTCTTCCTCCATCAATAGTAGAGCAGCTCAATGATGTTGCTGTTGTGGGTAGTCCTTCTCTTACTTTTCTTATGGATTTCCTTCCCGATGGGACCAAAAACCCGGTTCAAGAAGTACGAGCTCATGGTCCATCCGTACTCGGGCCTGGACCCAGTCAGCTGGCAGCGTTTTTTGGACAATCTCCGCGTGTTCGAACAGTCGGCTTCAAAACAGCTTGACACTGCAGCCTCTGCACTTTACGCAGCTGTAGAAAATATCAGAGATCTTTCACTCGGGATTCGCCGTGCAGACGATGGGCAGAAACAGGAAGAACTCAATCTCATAGCCACAAATTTGGGGCTCGAAGGAGAATTCATTTTGAATCAAAATTCAATTTCCCAGGGACTTTATTTCTTTCCAAGATACTTAAACAATACATTCGATGATTATATAGAAAATGCGGGCGACCCGGGGCACCTCAAAACTCACGGGCAGTGAATCTGCACGGCAGATTCACGAGACTGAGACCACTCGCGTAGCGAGTGAGATTCCCGCAGACGCGACCCCCCTTCAAATTCTTGCACAGGTTGCAGCCGAGGCTGACTCGGCACCAGCAACACGCACCCGTTCCGGACGCCCTACCAAGCCCCCTACGCGTTACGAGCCTGTCGAGAAGGTTGAGGACGACTACGATGCTGATGATTACGACACAAATGATCCAGATGATGTTTCTGAGGAGATTGAGACTGAGAGCGACGAGGAGCAGGATGAATCTGATGCAGATGATGATGGAAATTTGGATGGATTTGTTGTAGCAGATAAAAGCGAGAGTGATGAATCTGATAGTGAGGATGGACAATCTTCCGTTCCTGACAAAAAACACCGAGTCTCAGTCAAGAAGCGCACCCCCACCGCTCCCAGAAAATGAGTGGCCTTCCCATATGGATTCTCCACATCAGTTTGATACATTTGTAGAACGCCCACAACAGAAGAAGGATCCATTTGAAGCTTTTAAGGAGAATCAAATCGGTCTTATTCTGTTGGGAATGGTGATTGGTTTTTTGCTTGCAAATATGCGTCCCGTTGTTTTTCAGGCAAAGTGACCAAGTCCGTAGGACTTGAGACCGCGGAGCGAGGACAGTTCCTTCGGAACTGGGACTACTGCACAGAATATAAAGGAGCTTTAGACGAAGGATCGTCGTAGCCCACAAAATTACCAATAGGACCCGTTCTCTGTTTTCTAACATCTTCTTGTAAAAATCCCAGCCACGGATTCTCACGAGTCTGATCGGCTGGTTCCATATCCCTAAATACCTCAAACTGATTGTCGTACGCAGCAACAGGTTGAGATATTCTAGCTGGCGCCGGTGGGAACCTCACGTATGCTATATACATGAGAAACGCAATCAACACCAAAGCTAAAACTTTAAAAAACATTTTCTAATATTCGCAGCGAAATTAAACAGACTCGGGGACTTCGTCGTCCTCAGCCTTTGACTCGTCACCCTCAGCAATTACTGACACGGCGGGCATCTTGCGCTCCTCCATAATCTTTGCGATGCGCTCATCAGCAATCTTTACGAGGGCTGGCATATCCAGGTCTGGGAACTCAATCTTGAGACCATCGATAAGCTCTGCTGGGTGAGGGATGGGAGGCACATCCGGCTTTGTGTAAAACTTGGAATTCTCGTCGGAGGGGTCGATGTATGGGTATGGACCTGGCTGAGGCTGTGCCATCATGTCGCGCTTGCGCTTCTCGAACATAGAAGCCGCGGCACTCTGGTTAGTACGATACTTGGTCATAATCTCCTCCAGCTTTTCATTCTGATAGTGAACATCCTCAATCTGGTCACGGTCGGGTGGGATCAGAAGCCACTTGTACATGTCCACCACGTAAATGTCCACGAGCGCATCCTCCTTCTGGAGACGCTTGGCGTGAGATGCAGCCTCATCACGAGTTGAAAAGCACCCACGAATCTTCATACCCAGCTTCTCATTCTTCTGAGGCTGCTCTGGACCGACAAATGAAATGCAAGCAAAGTACTGCCCTGGAACAGTTAGATAATCCTGCTCAAGAGAACCCATATTGAACTATCTATACATTTCTTTTTTAAGTTCAAAACGCAGTAAATTTGAAAATTCGTGTCATGTCACCTTATAAGGTTGTGGTTGGTTGAAGAATCAACCATGGAAGCTCTTCGTCGTCTTCATAACAACTGCAAGCGAGAACTAATTCAGAAATGGGTAAACCGCGGTGATAGCGTTCTGGACTGTGGGTGCGGTCGTGGAGGCGACTGGCACAAGTGGAAGGCGGTCGGTGCGCGAGTTTTCGCAATTGACCCAGATGACGAATCACTTACCGAGGCGGAGAACAGAGCAATTGAAATGAACTTTGGAGTATTTTTTTTGGGGAATGGAACTATTATTCAGGCGGCTTTTGCAGGTCCCTTTGACGTGGTCTGCTACAACTTTTCTATTCACTACATCATGGAAAATTTTGAGAATTCAATCAAGGCGATTCAGTGTGCGGTAAAACCCGGAGGGCTTCTCATCGGCATAACCCCAGACAATCACCAAGCTAATAAAATAGCCGACGAGCGAGGTCACTACATCGACCGACTCGGAAACATATTCGACATCTACCAGGGTGGGCGGCGGCTTTCAGTCAAGCTGACTGACGGTCCTTTCTATGCGGATGGCGCACGCGATGAACCCCTCCTTGATGCCAACATGCTGATGAACCGCCTTGAGGAACTCGACTTTGAACTCATTTACTGGGGACCCATGCTCGACCAGCCGAACGGGCTCATCTCGGACCTTTACTCCAAGTTTGTATTTCGGAAGAAAATCTAAGTGTGTAATAGTAGATGGAATATGTTCCAATTTTCGTAATGTTATTTGTCGTCCTCGTCTACATAGTCTCAGTGAATAAAGAACCTGCAATGCTCAGCGAACTCAAATACAAGTACTGGATTTTGCTTGAAATTCTGCGTCGCACAGGAGACCCACTTTGGCACCCCGTTTGCAAACCCTCCATCATCACGGGCATGATTGATTGGAACAAGGACAACGGTCCAATTGGTTCTAATGTGAATAAAGGGTACGAAATTTACATCTGTCTGGATGGAGGAGATGTAAATTCGGCAATGTACGTTTTGATTCATGAGTTGGCACACATGTCAGTACCGGAATATGATCATACTGATAAATTTTGGAAACATTTTGATAAACTTAAAAAGATTGCGATAGATTCGGGAGTTTATACACCCACAGGGACTCGCACCTATTGCGGGGATACTGTGAAGGACTAGAGACAAAGTGGGACACGTAGTGTCCCTAGTTTAGATCGAGGGGATCTAAAGTCCTTCGGACTTTGTCTTACTGTCCATCCACCAAGTACTTCTTTGCCAGGTAAAACACGATGGCTGCGATGAGTGCAGTCACAGCCAGACCGGTCAGAGACACCTCACCGGATGGACCGTGAAATTTAGGAACCATATCTCCAAGCTTGCCCTGAACTGGCTTGGAGAATGCGACGACCGCGGCAACGCCAGCCAGTAGCGCCTGGTACTGATCATCCTGGAGACCGAATGGGTTCTTGCTACGGGACTTGGGTGCATCATCACCACCCGAAGCCTTCCCGTTCTGAGGGGGCGCCTGAACATAGGGGGACCCCATCATCTCATCCTGCATCATCTGTCCTGGACCTGGCATAATATCGTCAATAGGTGTTGCGAAAGATGCCATTTGAGATTCAACAATATCTTTTTCAGGCGCATTTAAAGGCATTCTCAAAAGACCTGTTGGAGGTCCCGCCTTGTTTTCACCTTCTTTAGAGTTGCGAGAAAGTCCAGATGGGAGACTCGTCTGCTGACGCTCCAAAGCTGCACGAGCTAATTCTTCATTTAAATTGATTTCCTGTGAAGGAATTGCTGACATTATACTGTCTACACTCGGATCATATGTCATGACTCCAGCCATTATTGAATTTTAAATGGAAATTAAGTGGAGCATGCTACCGCGACTTTTTCACTACGACTGTTTCACCCCGTCGTTTCGGTGCACTCGTAGATCCCTGTGGTCCACTCGCAGCATGTGGACTGTAGAAGCGCTGGTGATACTGCCAGAAGGATGCTCCACCCACCCTGAAGTTTTTGCGAACAGGCGACTTGTACCAAAATACACAGTCTGAAATCTTATTACTCTTGGATGTATTATCAAGAACCATACACTCGTAGTTTTCAGTGCAAGAATCCATAACCTGACAAAACTGATCAAATGTCGGGAAAACTCCGAAAAAAGCTTTGTAAAGGTTTTCACGGTTCTGCCTGACGTTATCACGGAGAGCAAACACATAGTCCACGTTGGTGCGAACGTACGGAAGCATGTCCATGCAGTACTGGGTCGTCAGCATGAAGAAGATGTTCCAGTGGCGACCGTTCATGAAAAGCCGGCGCATGCAGTCGTCTCTCATGAAGGCTTTATCGTACATGCAATCGTCCATCAACAGAAATACGGAAGGGGCTTTGTCCTTGCCCAGACTCTTGACGAGCCTGTGCTGTCTCTCGAGTAGCTTTTCAACAGCATCCTTTCTGTATTCGCCATAAACGAACAGATCAGGAATAAATTGTTTATAGTGTCCATTTCCATCTTCAGTTCCTGACATGGCAATTCCCGCTGGTATATGTTTTTTGTGCCAGAGAATGTCTGTAACAAGAGTCGATTTACCCGTCCCACGTTTCCCTATAAAAACACAAACCTTATCATCACCTATTTTTGATGGGTCAAATCGCCTGAGTTGCAACTGACTCATCCTCTAATTTGTGTGATCAAAATTCAGAGTGAGCTGAGACGCGGGTGCGTGCGCGGAAACTAATGTTTTCCTTTATTAGAGATGTCCGCTGGCTATATCCAGCTGGCTGCAATTGGGCAACAGGACGCATATCTCACGGGTTCGCCTCAAGTGACGTATTTTTCAGGGGTTTATAAGCGTCATACCCCCTTTGTACTTGAAGCCTATGATATTTCATTTCAAAATCAGCAAGTTGTCTATGGTCAAAATAACATTTGTAGGATCCCTCCTAAAGGAGATCTTATACGAGCGCTCACACTCAAAGTTGAATTACCGACACTCTTTGACCCTGGTAATTTTTGGGCGTGGGACATAATTGCATCGATAAATAATGACCCTCACATACTCATCAATGGAACCTACTTTAGTCTTCCATATCAGGGAATCACATACTATTCAACATTCAATCAGACTTCGTGGATTTCTTCGACTCTTGCAAGTTTTGTGAGTTATTCAAACGCCCTCAATCAATTTATTTTTTCAAATTGCGCGACGCTCGAGGTGGATCAGGGGGGAGTATTTTGGGGACTCGACCCCAAGGTGGGTACCGTTTCTCCTACAAACTCTTCAAATTTAGTTTATACAGTAGGAACTGGAACTTCATTAACAAATGCGTTTGCGAATAGTATCTCAACATCAAATCTGGCTGCAAACTACATTTCAAACGTAGTTTCAACTCGTCAATCTGATTTTACCCTTCAACAGGCGGGTTGGATTCAAAGTACAGGGTTACCCCTCGTGAATACAAGAACCAGTATTTTTTTGAATCTTCCCGTGAGTTATTCTATACCAGGAGCTACTCAGAGTTTTATAAATTTTGCCAATTGGGCAAATCAGGACACGGTCTCAACCTACTCCGTAACATTTAATGGTCGACTCAAGTTTACAAATGCGGGATTTTATATGGTCCGCGCAGCATTTTCATTGGGTACAGGTTCAGTTCTCAATATTTCTTATGGTTCCGATCCAAATGAAAGTATCTACCCAAACGGAATTCCAATCGTGCCTCAATTTGCTTACTCCTGTGATTTCCGTGTTTCGCCAGACCCTTCTATGCCTCTTTTGATGCCCTTCGTCGTAGCAAGCACATCAAATACGTACTATTTTTACGCAAATACAACGTCTATTGTAACTCAATTTACACCTGGAACTTACTTGACAGTCACCCCTGTCGATGATTTGTACATGTTTAATACAAATACACCAGTTTCAAGTAATATAGTTCCATTTTTTGGAAATATAGTTACGCCTCAAAACACAACGGTAACACTTGGTTCTGATCACTCGATGATATTTAGTTCACCTGGAACATGGATGCTTTCTGGTGTTATTTATCTTGCACAATCTCCTCAAAATTATGTAGCAAATGTTTCAGTATGGAACGTGACTTCGCAAATCCCAGATTACGCTTACACAACCTTGAGTCTGCAGGGGCGTGATCCTACCATAGCGTTCAGCATGCCCATAGTGGTAACAAGTACGACCCTAAAGTATTTCACAAATATTTATTCTACATCGTCTATAACAATTTTGAACACATCCTATTACACAGTGACTCAAATAGGGGCTCAAACATATACGGGGTACGAGACTGTGCTTTCCAACAACGGCATCTTACTTCAGCCTTCGGCTCAAGTTCAATCCATAGGGTCTAATACCCCCCTGAATTTTACAACAAATTACAGTCTTCCAGCGGGAACAAACTCCGCAATTATATCAGTTAATCCAACGACCGGAAATCTTCAGTTTTCGAACATTGCCACGTACATGTTAACAGCTGTACTTTCGTCATCTGATAACGTCAAAAGTATCACGTTTGGTACCACCACTTACAATTTTAGCATTGGCGGTCTTTTTCCTCAAATTACAGTCACCGTGCCTCATCGTGTGACTCAGACTGCTACGGATGTTCCCATCACTATAACAACTGATCAAGTGGGTTCAACCACAAATATTTTTTCGAATACTTACATTTCAGTTTATCCCGTCGCTTCAAACGTGATTCCCACGGTCAGTTATAATTATTACGACTCGGTCGGGACATGGCTCATAGATCGCGCAGATTTAGTCATTGGTGGACAGACGGTTCAGACGCTCACAGGAGAATTTATTGAAATTTACAATGATCTGTATGTACCTTACGAAAATCAACCTGGACTCAAGCTGCTTACTGGAAAATATGATACAACAAGTCAGATTTACCCCCCGGGAAGAACCTATTTCACAAACCTTCCGTTCTATTTTTATCAAAATCCCGGTCTTTATTTGCCACTCGTTTCATTGGGTAGACAAG